GATGGGGATCATGAAAAGCCTCGTAGCTCTGTTCGAGTCTCTCCTCAGAGACTCGTGTAGTCTGTACGACATTGACCCTACTCGTGACCTTAATACGGTCCGAGCACGATACCGTGAGGAAGGGGAACCCTTCCTCACCATCACACTGGATGCGTTCCGGGTCGGCTTTGAAGCCGCCCTGGAGAACGGATCTTGGGACGTCATCGTTCCGGGTTTCCGAAAGGATGGACAGCTCCCCGCATTTCTGCGAGGTTTTGTCTCCCGCGTGTTCCAGAGGGATGGTCGTATTCGACCAAATCCCGACGTTACTGCGATTCGCATTATCCGCCAGCTGACTGGCTTTGCAGCCAAGATGCGAGTGGAATGCAATCCGAAGTATACGACTCGTGCTCTCGAGGATTACCTCGAGGTTGACGCACGGGCCACTTCTGGATCATCAGCAGAACTTACTGCTGTGTTCGCAGACTTGTTCGACAGTGTCCTTCTCGACGTTCGCGACGAGATGGATTCGTTCTCGCTGTCTGTTAGACACGGGAACGGGGCGAGTCAAGAGAAACTGCTACCGAATTCTCGGTGGCAGTTTTCCCGTTGGGAGGAGCGGATGGAACCGTTCTTCCCCTCTTGGCTCTACTGTCGATACAACGATCGCCATGCGATCGACGTCGGTATCGAATACATACAGCCTAGCGACCACCCGGTCAGGGTGGCGTTCGTGCCGAAGACTGCGAAGGGTCCTAGGACCATCGCGGTCGAACCCTCGTGGCGCATGTACGCGCAGCAAGGGCTCATGTCCGCTCTCGTAAGATCAATCGAGAAGCGCGGCTTACCACCGCGGTTCACGACCAGTGACGACAACCGTCGAGCCGCCCGTGAAGGGTCGGAAAATCGACGTATCGCCACTATCGATCTATCGAGTGCGAGCGACTCGGTTAGCGCTCGGCTTGTTGCCGAGCTCTTTTCCGGGCGCCCCGATGTTAGGGACGCTCTGTTCGCTTGTAGGTCAACTCAGGCTGAGTTGCCTGACGGCACGGTTCATACTCTCAACAAGTTTGCGAGTATGGGTTCGGCTGTATGCTTTCCGGTCGAAGCCATGGTGTTCGCAGCAATTGCTGTTTATGCCATGGCTCCGCGTACATCGGATGGAAGGATCTCCTTTCCTATAGATCGGGAAGTGATCGACAATGTCATTGTCTTTGGGGACGATATTATTGTCCCCTCTGACATGTACAGTGTCGTGGTCGCTAACCTCGAAGCTTATGGCTTTAAGGTTAACACGAAGAAGTCCTTTGTTAAGGGCTACTTCCGTGAGTCCTGCGGGGCTGACTACTACATGGGCCACAATGTGGCGTATGTGAAAGTCAGGCATCCCCTCAGTTCCTCGACCGCGACGGCGGTAGAGACGGCGTCAACCGTCTCTCTGCGGAACCAGCTGGCGGCTACCGGGTTATACCCGGAGACCGTTAGGAAGCTTGACCGCTTCCTCGTCCGAGGTCTCGGGGCATTCCCTTACGGGTCTGCAACGAGTCCGGGGCTGGTCAGGGTGGGAGGTCCTCATTCTGAGGACATCCCGCCTTATGTTGCGCGTATGCGCTCTTCACTTAACCGTGGAGAGCATCGTGCATACGTCGTAACTCCGCAGTTCGCGAGCGACGTCCTGGACGGACGTAGCGCTCTTCATCGGGCGTTGCGTCTGCTTAATGGCAGATTGGAATTGGAGCCTCGGGCTCCCTCCTTTCCGTTCCAGTACGAGGAGACACCGGTATCGGAGCCGGTCTCGTACGAAACTGCTGGACGGGCCGTGCGCGTCCGACTAAACGCACGGTGGTTGCCGGCGTAAGTTATCTTACGTCGGTCTCTGGGCTTGTG